GTCTCTTTGCTCTTGCGTCAGAACCAGAAAATCGTGCCTTTTGTGGTTTATACTTTGGATCTGCTTTTTTTGCTGTCTTCTTAGACAATAATTGTGATGCTGATTGAGTTTTTTCACCTCTTTCTCTTGCCTTACGCTCTCTGTATGCTTTCTTTTGTGCCTCTTTACCACTTACACCAGCACTACCTCTTTCCTTCTCAGGTTGTTGAACTGTCTTAGATTTTGGTTTATTAGTACCAACATCCTTTCTATCTTTATATCCACCGGATTTAGTATATCTCTTGCGTTCAGCATCAGATTTTCTACGATCTGCACCAATACGTCCAACCTTCAGAGGAGTATCTGAAGGTTTATCAGTATCATAATATGCTTCGCAACAAAATTGACTAAACGTTTTCATCTTTAATGCTATCTATCCCACATTATTTAGTAGGAGTTGCTTGTTTAGTCCCTCCTTTATATACCATATCATTATCATACATATACTTAACTCTTTCACGACGTAAAGCAAGTAAACGATCATATTCTGCTCTTTGCTCTCCACTAAGAGAGAATGATTGAGCATGCCATATCTGTCTCAAGTTTTTCATACTCTTGAGGATTTCATGTGATTTCATGATTAAAAATCAGTATTAGAGTTAAGGAATTGATCGAAAGACTTAGTATCATCATCATCTTTCATTTCTGGTAGGTCAAAGATCTCACCAGAAGAATCTTGGATTTCTGCTAAAAAATCGTCCATTTTAAGTAGAGAATACATCAAGGATACACTTTCAGAGCCTCAGTTATACTCAATCATCACATTCAGAATAATGTTTAACATCTTCTTCTGGTTTGCGTGATTTCACATATTTCAACTCATGCCACTGATATGGATAACATAAAAGTAAAGTATGTATCATCTTATGTAATGGTTTTTTCTTATTACTATTTTGACATTGAGGTCTGGGTTTTACTCCAATCTCAATGGTAATATATTCTTCATCTACAAAATATACCCATCCTTCATTATATCCATATTTACCTTGATCCCATATAACATAGTCATTCAGTTTAGGAACATAAGCGTCAGACATACAATAAAGATTCCAATGGATTAAGTGTACGTAGCATAGCAGAATAAGGAGTAGTTTGTGATACTTCTACTGTATTACCTCGCTTGGTGGAGTGAATAGGCGCATAATAGCACTTCTTCTTTGTGTTGTAGAATCCCCAGATGGTGGATACACATTCACCAGAATTGTAGATATAATGGTAATCGTGATGCAACCATATAGAAAGTATATCACTGGTGAAATACTTTGTTTCATAAGAGTATCCTTCTGGTTCTTCATGTGGAAAGTGGGGAATCATCAACGGAAATTGACTCATAATCAGGATACATCCTTGCTACAATATAATGTGCCAAATCACGATCAGATGCAATAACATCAACTGCAACATCTAACCAATTAGGAATATCTTCTGATGCTCCTTGCATTGGTAGTTCTACATATACTCTCCACACATTTCCATGTGAAAGATGGTTGTTATAGTCAACATGCATGTCACAAATCATGGGGTGCAATCTCCTGTAGTTCTGCGAATACCAAACAAGAACAAATCAATCTCACTTTCTCTACAAGTTTTCTTTGATTCATTCTCCATATATGTTTTTGGAGGAGCATTATTAATAATAGTGGGAGGAACAACAACAGGAGCAGTATTTCCACCGCTACCACCATAATAATTAGGAGGATAATACTGCGATTGTGCTGATACTGGTGCTCCTAAAATTAAAGACAAAGGAATAGCATAAAGAACATTAAAGGAGTTCATAATAAATTAATTTAAAACAAAGGAAAAATAAAAATGTGTCTCTTATGACACGGTATTTGTATGAATTATTATACAATATCAAATTAAGGACATCCTGCCCGATCTAATGCAACACCACTAACAACTCCAAGAGGAATTGACCAAGCATAAGCATCTTTTTTAGATACCATTGCGGCAACACCACCACCAAGTAAACCACCTAGTATTCTACTTCCCCGATTACAACCAACTTGTTGCTGGGGTTGTTGTTGATGATGATACCTATTATGGGAATTAGAGTTACAAGGAACTCTCTCCCTATGCTTTCTTATAGTGCCCGATCTATACCTTCCCATGTTATCATAATAACCAGGAATATACTGCTCTTTGTATATGTAACGAGTACACTCATCATACACATTCACCTGCGAAAATGCAGGTAAAGGTGATAAAAGAGCAGCGAGTAAAATCACTCCGAATCTCATCTTAAAAATTTACTCTATAGAAAGAATAACATGGAAGTAAAAGTCTGTCAAGCAGTCAAAGACAGTTCTCTGATTGCCTCCATACGCACAAACTGCTCATTCAGATTATAATATAGTTGATAGTTCTCTGTGGTCACATAATAACCAACAATCTCTTTACCATCATCGTGCCAACCATATCCCCTAACCTTTTCACCAACCCCATCAATACTCATCTTCTTATTACCTTTTAAGTATGATTGATAGCGTTCATCGAGGTTGATCATTGGTTCTCCGGATTAATGTGTTGATTCTAACACGAATAAGTTACTATATCTATAAACTTAATACTCTCTTTATAGTATAGTAACACTTCTTAACTTGACTGATGGTGTTCCATAATATCCATAATATGATCAAAGCTCTTGCAGTTATCAATATCCATCAATAATTTAGAAAGTTGATGAACTACGATAGGTTTTTCATTCACGGATGCAGACTTAATCGCAGTACGAATAAATCCCTGTGCTTCTTCTAATGGTTCTATTGTTTGTTGTGATAATGACATAATTAATACCTCGTAGGAAGATTTGTTACTTTATTGTGTGATGTTGGAGGAGTATATTCATACCCCTTTTTTTGAAGTTTTGCCTGAAACAATTCATCAGGAGTATCCCCTTTCCAAAAATCCTCCCAGTCTTTACCTGTTGCTGCCTCTGTTACCTTACTAGATGTAAAGAGTTGAGAGTTTGTTTCCCATTCTTTCTTCTTAAGATTATTATGTTGCTTTAAAAGATCAAGAAGTTCGCTTGCACGATCAACACAATCTAAATGATAATTAATCTGTTCTCTTATACTATTCACGACAGCATCACGGACTTCTTGTGGTGTTGCTTCAGAATTAATAACATCTGCTACCCATTCTTTCATCATGTCAAGAGAATAATCTTTATGTTCAGGAGTCATTTTGTTCCTTCTCAACTATTTCTTCTTGTTTAATTCGCCATTTAACTCTTTTAGCAAAAAGTACCTCCTCTTCCGTATACCAATTAGGATGTTTCTTTGCTCTCTTAATAATCTTCTTTGCTGCTTTTTTATCATTCAATACAAATGTTCCTCCTGTTCCCCTTCTATTACACAATCAGATGTAGGATAAGCAACACACATCAATAGGAATCCCTCTTCAAGTTGATCGTCATCTAGGAAACTTTGCTCACTTTGATCAACTGTTCCAGATACTATTTTACCAGCACAAGAAGAACATGCACCAGCACGACATGAAGACGGATGATCAACACCTGCTTCTTCAAAAGCATCTAAAATGTATTGATCACTTTCACAATCAACGACATTTTCAGTTCCATCAGGTGAGCGTAGTGTAATAGAATAAGACATAGTAGTATTACTAGGCGATGTTATTTATCGGAATAATCCGTTGTTGTAAGATTATAGACTACAGGTTGTATATTTGCAACCTTTCTACGCAATTCAGCATTTTCTTGTTCTAATAGTTTAACACGACTCTCAAGATCTACAATAAGTTCATGAAGATTTGGATAAGTAGGTGCTTCTATCTTAGTAGAAGGAGCAAATAGTTTATCAAACATTTTCTTTACACGGCATTGCTAACAATGTTTCATAAGGAATCCATGCTGGTGGTTCACTATTAAATTGAACCTGAACTTCAGTTACTACTCTATCCAAATGTTTATAGTAACTTTCTCTCTTATTTTTAATAAACCTTTCCATTTTACCTCCTTAACGTTTTAACATACTCTAACACCTGCTCTCTTACTGCCATCAACTCATTATAACATTTCTGATTATGAGCACATCCACGTAAAGCATGATCTGGTTTCTGCACTGATTCTATATACAAATCCAATCCACGATTCCATTTCTCATCTTGTGTCTCATTTTCATGAATTGTGTTTTGATCTTTCATAATCTCTTGTTAACTATCCTATTTAATAACTTCCCAATGATCATCCCCATTCTCTGAGATAGAAAATAGATAACGTCCTGAAATGGATTTGAGATATACTCTACCATTCTTACGTTCTTCTACTTTACAAGAATGTAGATTA